GGGAGACGCGTGTTTTTTTTTTTTTTTTACGAAAAAAAGAAGTGATGCTTTCACCTCACGGTGGTCTAAGGGCCTACGGCTCCTTTTGGAGAGCTGCGCCCTCATTGGACTACGTCCGTGTGTTGAGAATACTCAATCATCCTCGCTCTCAGAGTCGAGGATACCATCTTTAAAGATGTCCTGCAGGAGTAAACCTGCTATACGCCTTCCTACAAGGTGATGGAGGTGGAGAACCACCTTGGTGACTGGGTCACCCATAAGTACACCCCGTCGGGTGTAGAACTTTTCGATCGGTGCTCCTCGCCGATCTAGAGTCTCCACTTGACGTGGAGCTGTTAACGCGAAACAGACTGTTTCGCGATACCACTTCGGGATGCCGAGCAAGTGCATCCAGCGGTTCAGCATAGCGCCAGCTATGTATGGGTCACAGTAATCTGTGGCCGATTCCCAATCTGTCGACATGACAGAGGTTTCTATATTCTTATCGAATATAAAGGACGCACTAGGATTCTTGTGCGACATACGCTTGAAGAAATTCCAAGCGTGATTTGCGGCTCCTATGCCGCTTTCGCTCGAGGGCAAAGCCTCGAGTATTTTCAAACCCATATGAGAAAATGGGTGAAGCAGCACTGCGTGCTGCAGAGTCGAAACCGTTATGGTTCGATATTTGCCTAGTTCCGCCACTAGGCTTATTCTGCATGACATGCAGTTCTTTTCGTACACTTTTGTACGATCTCTGAAAGTTCCACAGGACCAGTGGAACAGTCGCTCACCAATTGGTGAGTCAGGGGTAAGTATCTTACCCGTTTCAAGACCCGTATGCAGGTCTATTTCCGGTATGACCGGATTGACAGACAGAATCTGTCGAGCAGCCTCCAGCTTTCCGCCGGAGTCAGTCTTGGTGAAGAACTCACCAGAATCTGATAGCGAAATTTTTGCGCTATCTACAACAGAGGAGAAGAATTTCTCCCGGTTTTCGGATCCTCCAATCCGAGTGAGTAGATCATAGTACAAATGATCTACAGCCCGCTTCAACGGGCCCTGGACTATGTCCAGCAACTCCCTGCTTGAGGGAGTCATAAGGATCGCCTTGGTTTTGGCGATCGTGCGGTCATAGACCGCTCGGGGGGGTACCCCCGACGCTCTCGTTTGTGAGAGTATCATGACCTGTAAATAGGTCAGTGGTGTTTCACCACGCACGAGTGACAGAGCCACTCGCCAAGCGGATAATTCCCGCGGTACGACCACAGCGGTCATGTCCGATGCAGGGTTGAACCCATGCATCTTGATCTCCTTTCGGAGACGCTTTACCTTTTCGTAGGTAAGGACCCGGTTTGGGTCCAGATCCTTGAAGTAATCATCAAGGAGTTGTGAGATCAAAGATCTCTGTATCTGGTCGATTCTCGACCAGTTTTGAAATTCCGGGGATCCCGGAAAAGCCAAGACGACCTGCATTAGCATGCCGTCAACTGTAGCCAAGAGGCTACGAAACCTTTGGACCGCAGGTCCATTGATCGGGCTGGACTTGACCAACCCGAACGGTTCTCTACCCTCAGGGGTAGTGAAGCCTCCAAGGAGGCGTGATATCTTGCGCTGGAAGGCGCAAGAACGGTACTTGCCTTTGGCAAGTTGACGGTACCAGTAGGTACCCTTCTTAAGGACTGCCATGGCAGTCCTTACATCAGGTAACGATTCAAATCGTACCCTATTCTGGAGCCCAGTCAGGGCTCTAGGGAGCGCACACTCCCAGATATTTTCAGCGTTATGACAAACACTGATTTCAGGACAGTCAATCTGTCCTAATAAATTTCTACTGGTAAACAGTAGATTAACATCGAATAAACTTCGATGCACTTGCTTCTCTGTGCATTTACAGAGGTGGCTACGGGGTGACCCGTAGCGCATTACGGAAGTCCCTGGAAAGGACT